TCATTTTATTATATGAACCAGCTGCTTTATCACCTTCAATAATATTATCATTAGCACCTGCTCTATTAACTTGACTCACAGACCAAATTGGTACATTTAGTTCACGTGCTAAACCTTTAGTAGCTACATACACATCATCAATCTCTTCTTTACGTTCTTTACTACTACGATTAGGTCTTAATAAGTCAACATAGTCAATAATAACTAAATCAGGCATTTGATTTAAGTCCTTACATTTCTGAATATGGGACTCAATAGTGCTTATAGTCGCTTTACCTGTTGGATATTCTTTAATAACTAATTTGCCAGGTAAATTAGATACAACAGTTTCAACGTTTTTTCTATGTTCTTGAATTATATTAACAGATATATTAGTGAAACAAGCATCATATCTTTTACCAACATATGCTTCACTTAATTCAAGTGTGTAATGATTAACATTAAAACCTGCTTGTACAGCTGCTGCTCCTAAAGCAATTAATGACCAGCTTTTACCACCACCAGGACCTCCAAATATTAATCCAAAATCTCCTCCACCTAAACCACCTTGTAATAAAGTATTAATACCAGGCCAAGGTGTAGCAACTGGACTTCTATATTCTTCACGATATCTATCCTCAACATCTTTCTCATACTCATGACCTAAATTCTTATCCATACCTGCTTTTAAAGCTGAATCAACAAGTGATCTAATGTCATCATACATTCCTGATTGTAGCAGATCTACAGATGTCAATAATGCTTTTTTTAGCTGTTGGTTTTTACAGAAATTAGAGAATTCTTGTTCTACATACTCTTGATCTTCATTTGATGCTTTATATGCTTCTTTAAGCTGTTCTATAACAGATGTTTTTAAAACATCATTTTCAATTTTCTTTACTTCAATATGAAGTGTGTCAAGTGTAGGTGTAGCGTGATATTTGTCAAAATATTTAATAATAGCTTCTACTAAATACTGATGTGCTTGGTTATCAAAATATTCTGGTGTTACTACATCACGAATATTAAGTAGAAATTTTTTATTCTTTAAAAGCGAGCTAATTACCTTGGTTTGAAAATTCAAACCATACTGATTTAACTTACTAAATGTAGTCATAACTTATTTTAATTTGTATACTTGAAGATAAGAAAAAATTTCGTTAAGCCAAATCTCTGTATTAGGGATTGAATTACCTAATTTATCTTCATTATAAAGTTTTAAAAAATGTAACTTATCTAATTTATTAGGTTCATTAAATAATACCTGATTTATTTCTTCTAAATCATTTTCTGGTATGTCTGGATTAGATAAATCCATTAATTGCTGATTGATAAGTAATTGCTTTTCAAAATTAACTATATCACCATATAAACCATGTTCTTTAATTGATTCTTTAGATTTTTCTAATATACTTCTTAAAGGAATATGAGTCGGACTTTCTAATTCAGGAAATAATTTAAATAGTTTTTTAGGTCCTAGTCCTTTAACTCCAGGTATATTATCAGAATCATCTCCCATTAGTATTTTTTTATTAATAAAATTTGAAGGATATAAACTATATTCTTCTTTTACTAATGTTGGAGTATAAAATTTCTTTTTAATAGGAGAATATATTGTCACTCTATCACTTACTAATTGCATAAAGTCTTGATCAGCAGACATTATATAAACCTCACCAGCTGATTTATTAGTTATATAACCTATAACATCATCAGCTTCTATCTTATCAATAGATAATAAATCAACAGGTAAACATCTTAGATATTCAATTAGACGTAACATTTGATTTTCAATAGAAGCAGACTCATCTTCTTTACCATCAAAGCCATCCCAATTAGTTATACGTTGTAATTTTCTATGAGCTTTATATTCTGGATATAGATTTTTCTTATTAGTGGTACTTCCATTTCCATCAAATATACAAATTACTCTAGTAGGTTTAATATGACGAATTGCAAAACCAATTGATTTTAAGAACCCAGTGAGCCCACCTATGTGGGCTCCACTTGGATTCATATGGTTGATCATGGCAAAACTTCTTAAAAAAGTATTCATTGAGTCTATAAGAAGAACTTTACTATTTAAATGTAATGGTTCTTCTTTAGTATTCTTTATATTGTCTAGTATGTGTTTAAACGTCTTGTTCTTCATCATTATCGATCTCAATCATTGGTGATATCTTACTACTTTCTTCCCATTCGCTATTATCTTCAGTAACTTGAATTTCTTCAATTTTAACCTCATTACCAAACCACTCATGAGCATGAGCCGCTTTATAAGCTTTCTCTTCATCTTTATCATCTGGTATGAATCCATGAGGTGTAACAATTACTGTTGATGTGGTAGCAACTCCACAATCAGCATGAATTTTATCGATAGCAATTTTAGTACGTTTAGCAAATTCTACCTTCTTACCTTTATGTTGAGCATGAATTTTACTTGTACCACTATTAGTCACATTACCAAAAGTAATAACAATTGAAGCATCCCAATACATTGTATTACCACCTTTATTAGTCATACGAGGCTGACTCATAGGTGTTAATGCTGGTTGGACACCTGTTTTATTAATTATAAAGAATGTGTTAGTGAATTGGTAACTTTCTTTACGTGATAGAGGTATTTTTTGGTTAATAAAATTACCAAACTGTTGAGACATAGCTCCAGCATTCCACATTGGATTATTCTTACCTTGTTCAATACTCATGTCACAAGGAATGCTACCTACTGAATCCCATAAGAAACATAAATCATAAGGTAAATTGCCTTTCTTTTGTTCATCTAAAATGTCAGCCATAAAAGCTGCTACATCTTCAATTGAATTAAGAGTTGATCTATCAACATATAAGAAAAAACCTTTATAATTTGTCACCTCACCTGTAGATTCATCAGGTACAGCCTCACATTGAAATCCCATTTTTTGAGCGTGAGTAAAATCCCATTTCATCTCAGTAATGATAAACACCGGTAAAATGCCCATTTTTTGAGCATTTACCGCTGTTTCAATCATTAATGTTGTTTTACCTGTATCTGAGCCACCTCTAGCTATAGTGATATGTCCCATAGGCACACCAGGTATTGATAGGGCATCTTGTACAGCTGGAGAGAATGGAATCCACTTTTGTGTTTTAAAGTTAGATGATGCATCTAGCTTTTTAGTTTTCTTGAATTTATCAAGATCAAATGTACCTTTAATTGCTTGAGACACACTTGCATTTACACTTTTGGATTTTGCCATTTAATTAATTTTTGAATAAGTCATCAAATTCATCTTCATCAAATCCCTTTTTCTTAGTGTTAAGGGCATAGTTAGCTTTAGGTGCTTCTTGCGTTGGTGTTTCAACAACTTCTTCAGCTGTATCATCACTACTATCTTCAGCTGGTTCTAACCATTCCATTAACATTGTTTTCATTTCATCAAACTCATATTTTTTATAGAGTGATAAAACATCTGGTTGTTCACTAATCCATTTTTTAATAACTTCATTATTATCAGATAATGGACTAGTTTTTGGTTTGATACGAATAGATGATTTGTTAAACTTAGTACCAGTAACTTCTGGTCCAACTGTATCAACTGTAAGATCTCTACCTTCCATAATATCAGTGTAATCTCCAATGTCCTCATCTTCAGCTATACCTAACAATTCAAGATACATTTCTTTACCAAACTGCCACATACGAACACCTTTATCTTCCTCACCACGGACAATAACAGGTACAAATACTCTCATTTTAGGTTCAATCTTCTTAGCTAATGACCAATTTTCTTTATCACTAGTTTTACGAAGTTGTTGAGCAAATTCAACAATTGGATCTTTTTCACCAAAGTTAGTTAATGATAACATGGTTTTGTTTCCAATACCATAATGAAACATTACTTCTTTGAATGGATTTGCCTTGTTAAATTTAGATGGAACAATACGAATCACTGATTTACCAACTGGTGGTACCCAGAAATTCTTGGCGCGGTCATCTTTGTTACCGCCACCTTTGCCTTTGTTTTGCAACGATTGCATACGTTGTTTGATTGCATTTAAATCCATAACTGTTTTTATTTTATAATTAAATATAATGTAAGGTCAGCCGAAGGCCAAACTTAAAGATTAACTATCTTATAGATAGATGTTTCCAACTTGCGAAGATCAGGACCATTAGTAAGTAAAATTGTATTATGATAGTCATTCCAATTTACTTTATAATTTGGGTCAGCGTAACCATTATTTAGTATTTTAATTAATGTATTCAAAGCATTAATTGTATATAATGTGTTGGATTCTTTTTTACGATGTAGTAATATAGTATTAGGCAATACTGAAGTTGTACTCATATTGCCTGGGTCAATGTTGTAAGTGCATATAACCTCGTCACTATTTTTTGATTCTAAAATGAATATTTTATTATATAAAATAGTATAACGATCAGTTATAGTCTCTAGTGTTTTATCTATGTCTTCCTTCTTTGAGAAGGTTGCGAATAACTTGTTTGCCAATTCCTCTATTGTTAAATTCCATGTCATAAATATGTTATTTTTTAACTAAAGCACCATAATTCTCACCAATACTCATTCGTGTTGGAAATCCGTCGGCTTCAAGTTCTTGTTTAATTTGTGGTAATAATTTAATATCTTCCTTAGCTACATCTAATAAAATTGAATCATATGTGTAAAGTACTATTTTAGTTTTCTTACCTTTTAATAATTTTAACACACGTTCTAATGTTAATATATTATAGTATGTCTCGTAAGCCTGGATTAGATAGCTTAGTATTTTATTTGGTGTTGGATTTTCAATTTTTATTTGTGGTATAGCCTCACCAGTAGGTAACATTAAGCTATTAAGCTGTGTTGATTTAAATTCTTTCCATTTTTTATCTAGCCATTCACTTAATTTAGCAAAGAACGGAAACCATGCGTATTCATCTCTAATACCACCATATATGTTTTGAAACATTATTTCTTTAGGTACTTCATCATATGGTTCACCTTCAAATATGTAACCAATCATTTTACCAATTATACGGGGATGGTAAGCACTATAATCAAACTCAACAAATACATAATTATTTGGTTCAAATGACTCACGCGCTATACCCTTAGGTAAAGCAGCGAAATTAATACCATTAAATGCGTTTGAAGGACGAGTAGTTAAATTATATAGATTGTATTGTGTGTAAACTGTATTCCCGCAAATCGAATTATCTTTCCAAGTAGTTTCAAAATGTTTATTAAATTTACGTGGATCAATACCTATACCATTTTTCTCTATTTCATATAACACATTAGTAAATGGACCATTTAAAAATTCATTAGCCACAAACCATTTAGAAAAAAATAATTTTTCAACTAAATGTTTATATATATTTTCCCATTTTTCATAGTGTTTAGAAATTGGTATAAGTGTGTTTACATCATTTATATAATATTTCTCACGATTAAAATTAATATGTACTTTAGTATCAAATTGTGATTCATCAACATAATTAATAAAATTAAAATCTTGTAAATTATCACCTGGGAGAAAATATAAATGGAATTTTTTATCTAAAACATAAACAAGTTCAATATTAGAAAGAAATTGTTTAACTGTTTCCCAATCTAATTTAAATGCTTCACTATGGTCTATAGGTAATATATAACCTTTTTCTCCATCATTATAATATACTAAACATGGTTTAGTTAGTGATGGATGGTGGTTATCATTTGTAGTGATGATATTGACAAAACAAGCATCATGTTCTGGTTTACCTAATTGTTCAAGTTGTTCTTTTGTCTCTATTATATAAAACATAACCTTTATTATTATGTTAAATATAAGACAAAATTCCTAGGCTACCAAATTTGAATTACTCTCCACCTCCTCCACCACCACCAGGGTTACATTGTGTACCAGGTGTACTCCATAAACTACCTCCAGCGGCTGATTGATTTCCTCCTACTAATATATAAACGGTTCCTGTACTTCTAGCACAAACTGGATCACTAGGAGTAGTTGTTCCTCTAGATAGTGTTTGAGTTATTCCATCACAATCTATATATTCAAAATAAACTGTTCCATTATCTGAATTATCTATATCTGTTTGGTCAGCGGTTGCTACATACTCATAACAAGGTATAGGAGTATTAGATGGAGTTATAGATGGTGATGGTGTTTCTGAGATTGGAGGCGTCACACTAATACTAGGTGTCTCTGAAATTGAAGGCGTTACACTAATACTAGGGGTAGAACTAATACTAACACTAGGTGTTTCTGAAATTGGAGGTGTTACACTAACACTTGGAGTAGTACTAATACTTGGTGTTACTGGAGGTACACATCCGCCACATGGTGATACATTAGCTATAACAACAGCTATACAATCTGAAGAACCACCATTACATTCGTTACCAGAGAATGTTATAGTACCTTCAAAAGCACAATTTATATAAGTTTGAAGTCCATTTCCTGGAGCAGATACTGATGATGGCGTTCCATTACAATCTGTGTAGAATATAGTTTTAGAGATTGTATAATAGTTAGTTATTTCATATTGGTAACAACATATAGCTGATGGTGAAGGAGTAGGTGTTACACTAATTGAAGGTGTTTCACTTACTGCTGGTGTATTACTAACTGCTGGTGTATTACTAACTGCTGGTGTTTCACTAACTGCTGGTGTATTACTAACTGCTGGTGTTTCACTAACTGCTGGTGTTTCACTAATAGCTGGTGTGACACTAGTACTAGGTGTAGTGGTTATTCCTGGTGTGTTACTTATAGATGGTGTGACACTAATACTTGGTGTTTCACTAACTGTAGGAGTTATACTAATACTTGGTGTTTCACTAACTGTAGGAGTTATACTAATACTTGGTGTAGTACTAATACTAATTGATGGAGTCACACTAGGTGTAATACTAATACTTGGTGTAGTACTAATACTAATTGATGGAGTCACACTAGGTGTAATACTAATACTTGGTGTTATACTAATTGATGGAGTAATACTTGGTGATACACTTATAGATGGTGTAACACTTGGTGTTCTACTATTTGTTGGTGTTATACTTGGTGTAGATGGTATACTTGTTGATGGTGAAGGTGTTGGTGTTTTAGTTATTGATATTGATGGTGTTATAGATGTAGAAGGTGTTGAACTAGCTACTGGTGTAGTAGTCACTGTTGGTGTTACTGTTGGAGTAGTTGTTACTGTTGGTGTAACAGAAATAGTTGGAGTAACAGTTGGTGTTACAGAAATTGTTGTTGTTATAGTTGGTGTTACAGATATAGTTGGTGTTGTGGAAGGTGTTAAAGGAACACTTGGTAATAAAGTTTCAAATCCACCTCCATTACCTGAAATAGGTAAAATATTAGTTGTTCCCCTAGTAATTGAAGCAAATTGTGTTGGATCAGTTAAATATCTAGATAAATCCTTTATTACTTTTTCAGCTTGTTTTATATAACGTGAGTTAGCGTCAAATACACCTTCAGTTACTCTAATATTATATTCAAAATAATCATTGTATGGACCTCTTAATTTCCAAGGTATATAAGTAGCATTATAAACTGTTGAAAAATTTGGTTTACTTATTAATTTACTATAGTTAATTTGATTTAATTCAAATATATTAGCTCCAGGATCTACAGCTGCTTTTAGTTGTACAAAAAATCTAACAAAAAATTCTCTAGAAAGATCATCAAGTGTGGGTCTAATAGGATCAGTAGCTACTAAAGGAAGCTCAGTGTTCGCATTATTATTACCATATATTCTAGTAAAATCACTTGTTATAGCATTGTTTTTAGCTATATAATTAAGGTCAATATTATTAGTTGGTTTTAAAGTATCAATTAAAGGAATAGGATTATTTGTCTCAGGTAAACCACCCCAGTATTTATTACTTTTATCTTTGAAAAAAGAACCATTATAATAGATAGATTGATTGTTTTGATAAACAAAACGAATCCCTTGATCATATCCTGTTTCTATTATATTTGATTGTGGTATACGCATTTTAATTTAATAATAATTAGTCACCTGTTGGTGTATCATCTTTAATACTTTTCACATTATTCCACTTGTCACCAAAATATTTTTTATTTTTATTATCATCACCACCCATAGAAAACCAAACAGATAATATTGATGAGGTTGTTCCTTTAAAATCATTTTGGCTAGTATTAGGTAAATAAACATTCATTATATAATTAAGACATTGAGTATATAATGTTTTAACATCAATATAATTATTAGTTATATTTATTACTCTAGTTGGTGGATTAAGTTGAATTAGATCCTTGTTTTCTTCTAATTGATATTTTTTTAAAAAATTAGAAAAAGTATCAGTACTTAAAAAAGGACTAAGAATTTGATAACCATCTCCTCTACTGTCAGATGTTCCAGTTTGTAAAAAAGTTTTATTTATAGATGGATTAGTATTGTTATCATCATAAGTCCAACCTTGAAATTGATTCATATTAAAAGGTATTTGTTTACCATCATTACCTATAAGAGAAATATCATTAGAATTTTGAGGAAAATTAGTTAAATTATTAATATCAATACCTTCTTTACAATCTGGACTACCTATTCCAAGAAAAACAGATTCTCCGCCACGCCAAAATGATATCCATTTACCATAAAAATCTTTAAATGTGTAAGTTTGAAGTGATGAATTTAAATGATCATTTGTAAGGAATTCAGGTGTTATGTTTATATTACTAACAATATTATCATCTGGTGGTTTTTGTTTTGTCAATTGATAAATAGATTGATAAATTAAATACATCAAATAGTCAGTTAAAGCATATTTTAAGTAAGTAGTTTGTTCAATTGCTTTTATAATTTTATCAATAAGATCAACTAGTCTAGCTTTATTTTTCTTTGGTGCTATCTCATTAGTATCTAATAAAATGATTTGAGCTATTAGATTAGTCACCCAATCATTACTTTTTAATGAATGATTAGCTTTAGTGATTACAAAACCAACATTTTTATTTCCATAATCTTTAGGTAAAATATCTGGAGATAATCTGATTATGTTTCCAATTGTTGGAGAGGTTATTCCATCTAATTCAATTTCTAATTCATATGGTATAAAAGCTTTGTAATCAAGGTCATTACCATTGATTTGGTATTGAATAGTTTGTAATAAACTAGATGCATTTAAAACCTCATTAGCTGTGGGAACATAAGTCACACCATAATCAACTGGTTTACCTTGGTATTCTTTAATACCATTAACTTTATATTTGATATAATTTCTTAAAGAGATAACATTATTAGCTACTTGATAGACATAAACTAATTCTCCTGTAATTGTCTCAGTACCTATTTTTAATTGATTTTTAGAACTAAGCTCATATCCTACTTGTCTTTGAATTCTGTCTTCTATTCCTTGATTAAAAAATGCTTGAGTTGAACTATATATATCACCAATATTATTTGTATTATTAGCCGCAGCTCCTATACTTATCATAGTTGACATATCAGAAAAAATACGAGAATTAATTTTAACATTGCGACAAATACTTTTTAAACCTAAAGGATCAAATATAAATTTATTATTTTTAGTTTTTCCTGTTTCAAGATATTTAATATCTTGTATAAGTATCTGTTTTGCATTAGATTGTAGTTTAAGATCATTTATACCACCTAAAGCTAAGTTTATATAATCTAACATTTTAGTCACTAAATCAATAACTAAAACACCATCAGGTGTATATAATTCTCTATAAACATCTATAATTTTTTGTATAGACACGTAAACACATCTAAGATCTCCAACAGCGTTACTATTACCAACATCATCATCCTGTATTTTAAATGTTTTAGAATCTGGTCCTGCTATAAATCCAGTACCATCAAATGAAAATGATTCATAAGCATAAGGACCTGGGTTATTACTCTTATCTCCAGTCACAAATGTAGATTTCTGATTAAATACTAAACATGTAGTTGGATCAATAGAGACTGTATCTTCAGTTATAAGAAAATTTATTGTATATATTCCACCATCTTTATGATCATAACCAAGGCGTACTATATTTTCTCCTTTATTATTTTTAGGTATAAAATATGTGTTTAAAATACCTAAAAACCAATCAAAACTTATATATTCTATAGCTGATCCATTTGATCCTCCATCAATAGGTTTTATAACTTTTATATCATTATCCACAAGGCCTGGATGTCTTTTTTTAACATTTGCTACAATACTTTTACCTCCTTCTATAGTACTATTTAAAATAGATTGTTGTTGATCTTCTGTAGCTATAACAGGAGTACCATCAGCTGTTAAATTAGGATTTAATTGACCTCCATTAGCTGTAATTTCAGAACTATTAATATAACCTATTAAATTTAGAAAAACTTTCTCAAAAAAGCTTAAAATAGGTCTATTTTCATTAAGTTCACTTGTTATTGTTGTGACAACATTTTGTGGTCCTAAAATTACAGGAGATGTAGTACTAGCTTTAAGAGATTCAAGTACTTCTCCTTTAGATATTAAAGTAGTAGTACATTGAAAACCACCATTTGGTAATAAATTCCATGAAAAATTTTTAACAAAACCTAACAAACCATCATAATTACCACAATATTTTTTTCGATTATCACTTATAGCGCTATAAATGATTTCATCACTAATATTACTAGCAAAAGCATCAATACTTGTTGTAAAATTTTCTATAGAAATATTATCAGGATAACCATTAATACCACCACTAACAACATCACCATGTTTTAAATATTGAGACCATCCCCATTCAAGTAAAACTGAATATCCTGGTCTCATAAAAAGTATTTCTAATTCGCTTAGTTGATGTCTGTCCCAAGCGTAAAAAGTAACTGTGGCTTCTCTTAATGAACCATAAGCTGATACAGATATGACATTAACTGATTCAATACCAGGCATTGGTCTAATACCATATAATCGATCTATTCTGGTTTTTTTATCATTTTTAGATATCAAATCAAGATCACTACCATATGATCCACCATCAAATTTATTAACTCCTTGTCTTAAAGAAGAATTATTTAATAAAGTACCACCCTCTAAAACATATTTTTTAGCTAATTGAGTACCAACATACCTATTATCACTCTGAAATCTACCATTTTTTATAATTTTTGAATTATAATCAACAAGAGAAGTCATTTTTACCCAAGCATTTTTACCTGTTGTATAGCGTAAAAATTGATCTTGTCTTGGAATTGCTCCTGTTTTAAATATAGGATTCTTTTTTTGATCTTTATCTCCTGTATCACCCCATTGAGACACAACCTTCTCACGAGCTTTAAGTTGAGCAGCAATATATTCTGGTAAAGTTCCTTGAAATATAGACATAACCTATTGATTGTTTAATTGTTCAAAATCACTTATTATTTTAGTTATATCACTTGGAATTCTTAATTGAAAACCTAAAGTTGGGTATAATGAATCATTTGGTAAATCTGGATTAGCTACAGCTATAATCCACCATAATGTTGGGTCATCATAAAATTGATAAGCTAAATTATCTAATCTATCACCACGACGTGTATATATAAAAATATCATTTCCTGATAAAGGGATATCTGGATACTTAGTAGAAGAACGATACCTAATAACTTTTGGATATTGTGGTGTAGGTATTGTTTGAATTATAGAATTATTATCATAGCGATCCATGATAATAAATATGAATTTTATTAAAAATTTAATTAACTAAGATATTTACTAAGTCCTTTCTTATCTTTACCTTCACTATCTTTACCACCACTAATAGTTTCATATTCAGGATAAGCCACACTATCTGGTGTAACAAATGAAGTATTAGCTTGAGTAGTTTTGTATACTCTTCTTGGTAAGAAAGAATGTATTGGTTTAAATGATAAAGATACCTTAATATATTTAGGTAATTGTAACTGATCCCCATCAATATTTGTTTCCCAATGTGAATCCAGCATACCACTTAATTTAATATCTGTAAATACACCTGGTTGTCTGTATATATAATCTCCCACTGTTAATACACCTATATTACCTCTCATTTTATTATACTCATTATAATCAGGTGCAAAAGAAGACATTAAATAGTTTAATTTTCTATATAATGGTTTCATCTCAGTGACTGAATGAGCAAAAACAGTAAATGCTACACCTATGTCTCTTGTGAATCCATCATAAACATAAAATTCCTCACCACGACCCATATAACGATAAGGATTCCATTTAGCAGACATATTGTCATCAAATCCATCTAAATATGCTCTAAAAGTTAAAATATCTGTACTAAGACCAGGTTTTAAATTAGCTTTATTATTATCTAAAAATTCAATTCTAAAATTTATAATATCTTTACCATATATACCTTGTACATCTTGTTCTTTTGATAAATAATCTATAACCTTAGAAGATTTTTGACTAGTTTGAGAATAAAAAGTATTACTATCTGTAATGTCAATAACATTTATACTGTCAACTTTAAATTTTTTATCTGATTTTTTATCAGTAAAAGATACACCATATATTGTTTCTATATTTTTTAATGATCCTGATGGAGAAGAAATAGAGTTTACTGGTGTTATATGATTTTGTTCTTTTTGACTAATTATAGAATTTAAAGATATAACATCAAGAGAAGCATATGATAAAGGTTTAAACCCATTCATTAATCCTTTTTTAGGATCATCTTCTTTTACTGTAGCATTTGTTCTTTGATCAGGATTAGTGTTAATCTTTGTCCTACCAATACCATATATACTATTAGGTCCCCCATAATAATTTAATAATGTTATTGGATTTGTAATAACTTCATTAGTATTCCTATCATCATCTCCATAAATAATAGTATTTAAATGCTGTAATAGTCTATTTTTTGAAAGAACAAAAGTTGATTGTTGTGGTTTTGGTTTTGAAGATTTGGGAAGTTTTACAATAGCTTCAAATTCATTTTTAAATTTTGGTTTACCATTAGCATCAACAAATGTACTTCCATCTGGTTGAGCAACAGCCTCATCAGTTTTTGTTATAAATTTACTTTTATCTGTATCAGCAGTTGAAGTATTAGAAGCTGGTGTAATAGGGGTAGTAGAGACTGGTTTATTGGTGGTAGATGGGGAAGCAAATGTTAAGAGTCTACTTGATGCTTCAGCGTAAAATAAACTAGGAGATTTAAATTTATATAAATCTATGTTTTTATTATTTATATTATCATTATTTAAAGCGGATGTAGATGATTGATATGAACCAATATCTAATTTATTATTTTTTTTAGCTATTTCCTCATAATTATATTTACTAGTAGGAAGAAGACCAAATCTATTTAAATGAATTCCACCAGCGTTAACAGCTACTTGAGCTAATGTATTAATTCCAAAGTTATATATTCTAGTTGATCCTATAGGATTACCAACAGTATCTTTAACTGTAGTTTTACCTTTTTTAAATACTGTTTTATCTAATTCATCATCAAATTTGCTATATTTAAAACTTTTTTTACGGTCTTTAATACTATACTCTTGTTCTAATAAAGGATTTGATAATTGTAAACCAACTTGTTTAGTTAAAAATAAAACACCTTTTGCCGAAGCAAAAAATTTACCAACACGAGTTGTGTCTCTAAGTGTTGATAATCCTACATTTATAGCTCCACCTCGTATAAATCCATCATCAAATAATGAGTATCGCAAACGTGGAAACTCAGGTTTTTTAGTGTAAGTACTATTTTTAAAGGATCCATTACTAGCGAATACTCCATCTTTAGTTACAGAATTATAGTATCCAGCTAGATTAGACCAAGCTTTATCTAGATTTGAAAACGGCATTTATTATTATTTATTAGTATCTTCCTTCTTTAGGACCCTTAGATGAGTAAAGACCATTTACTGGTTTTGCCGCGTTATCTAAAGCTGAAGGAGGAGCGAAAGCACTAAATTTTCCCTTACCATATCTTCTACCAGTAAGCATATCTTGTGATCTAACTAAATTTTGATTACTAGCTAAAGCTTGAATATCTGAGGTTGTACGTTGGCCTTCATTTTCAAAATTAGGTCCTTTAGCACCTAATAAACTCAAATTTTGAGGTGTTGGGTTTTTTAATTGATCTGAAATGTTTGGCATAGTTTTAAATTTTATTGTTTGATATAAATATTCATAACTATTGTCCTAATACACCATTGGCACTAGCCATACTAGTATATGTATTAAACTTATTAATACCTTCATTGTTTATATTAAGCTGTAATGGTCTCATGGCTAAGTCTTTAAGTATAGCATTAGTGTTTTCTTGAACAGCTTTAGCTTTCTCTTCCTCTTTTTTTCTACGTTCTTCATTTTCTTTAGCTAGAGAAAACAAACCAACACCTAAACCAACTAAACCACCAATAGCAGCACCCCATGGTCCAAACATAGCTCCCATACCAGCAAATGATGCTGTTTGGCCTAAAACACCAACTGTATCTTTAGCAGCTCCCTCATCCATATTAGCTGCTACCATATTAGCTGCCATTCCACCTATCATTAATCCTCCTCCTACTTTCATCATTGTAGCCGCTCTAGCTGCTTGAGCATTTTGAGCTGCTAATAAAGTTTGAGTTGAAGCATTTCCATATAATTGTTTTCCTGTATTAGCACTATAAGCTACACCTCCTTGAACATAAGCATTACCAGTAGAAGTGAAAGTTTTAGTATTACTACCAACATATCCAACTCCAGGAACAAATCCTGTTCTTGGACCTCCAGCTCCAATTCCGCCTCCACCAGGACCCATTGATTGCATTGTGTAAACAGGATCCATTGGTCTACCTGTTGGTTTAGGTATTAATAATCCTTTTATACCTAAAGCAAATAAACCCATCATTGATCTCACAAGTCCTACAGCTAATGGAAGACCTAATAAAACTGCTCCTAAAGCATCACCTAAACCACCACCAGTCATTTTACCAAAAAAACCAAATATTTTTTCTACAAATTTAAGTCCTTTTTCTAAATAATTATATAAAACCTTCATCGGACCAGAAGTAATTTTAGCTAATATATCTCTAATTTTTTCAAAAGTATATTTTTGTAATTCAGCTAATGATTTAGCTTCAAGATCTTTTCTAACACTTTCATCAATAGTAATACCTCTTTCTTTAGCTATTTTAAGTTGTTCTTCAGCTGATTTTTGAGCATCAGCTCCTAATTTAGCTTCAAACTCACGCTTACGAAGCATATCACCCATCTCTCCAGCTGTCATATTAAATACTTCAGCGTATGCTTTTCTTTGAATAACATTTAACTTTTCAAACTGATGGATATTACCAACTTGAGTAGCTATTTCATTCATTAATTTACTCTGATCACCTGATAAAGCAGCTGCTCTTGCTTTTTCTAGATTAATAGATTTACCAAGCAACAATTCAGCTTTAAGTTCAGCCTCAATTGATTGTTCAAAATTAAGTAATGACTCACCTATCTTATCTACTTGTTCTAATGTTAAACCTAATCTATCAGCCTGTAAAACAGCTTTAGTTAATTCACCAACATTACCTTTAAATTTAGTTAATATTTCTCCACTAACTGAACTTATTTTTTGCATTGCTTTTTGTTGGCTCATAGTGCCACCAAATTGCCTTTTTTGTTCATTAGTAGTTCTAATAACATTATTTAAAATATCATCATTTGTTTGGTTTGTTTCTCTTGCTAATACAGCTAAATGAGCACTTTGTTCTTCATTTAAACCATAATAATGAGTTAATTTTTCAGCTGTGATAGCTTCTTTTTCAGAAAAAATTATAGATGTACCTAATGCTTCATTTAATTTAGCTCTACCTTCTAATATTCTAGAGGTAGATACAAACGCGTTTCTTTGTTCAGCTGAGTATTTAACTGCGCTCTCATATAAAGCTTGAGATTGCTCTTTACTTATATTTAATTGTTTACCTTGATCAACTATTCTTTGGTTAATAACACCATACGCATCAAAAAACTTTTTAAGTATAGCTATTTGAGCTGTTAATAATATTAATGGATCTTTAAGTGATTTACCTATTTGGCTAAAAGTAGCTTGTATACCTTTACCAAAAACAGAAAACGCTCCAGCTCCTGTAGCAGCTGTTTCTTCCATTTTTTCTTTAATTTTCTCAATTTTAATGAGAGAATTAAGAATTGGAATTTTACTTATACCATCAAATATCTTATAAGTAATACCTAATGTTTTTTCAAATTTCTCAGCTTTAATTAAAGATTGACCTAATTCATTTTTTATCTTATTATAGATATCTCTTGTTTTCTCAAGTTGTTCATTAGCTTCTTCTTGATTAATTAATCCTTCAGCTATAGCTTCATTTAGGCTATCTTCTATTGATTTTTGTCTTGACTTACTTTTTTCTAGTAAAGAATTAACATCCGCTACTTTTAATGAACCATTTGTTTGTTTTTCAAGAATTTTATTTATCTGATTAGATTCTTGTTGTTGTCTTCTTAATCCTCCAACTATATCTTGAGATATACCTTTATAAACTTTTTTAGTTTCTTCTTCAATATTGAGATTTCTTATTCTATTATTAAGAAGAGTCTCTAATTGAGCACCAATTCCTCTATATTCATTTTGAATTTGCCTAACAGTATCAAGAGTACCATCTAATACTTCTTTTGATTCATCTAATTTATCATTAAATTTCTGCTGGTTTTGAACATCTTCTGGTGAAGCGGCTCCATTACTCTCCGGCATGAAAAAACGTCTTATAGGATTATTAAATGTCATTAATTAGGTTTTACCGGGTATAAATATGAAAAGCACCTATTTTTTAGGCGCTTTTACTTTAGTAACAAAATCAGGAATTGGTATTTTTTCACGGGGATTTTTACCCATTTCAGTAGTTTTATCACTGTTTAAACTACCATATTTTTTATCTATATCCTCTTGTTGTTTTTCTATAGTTTCAGATAATTTTTGTAAATAGTAACGTCTATATCTTATAGGCATGTTATAAACATCATCATGTGTAAATCCACCTTGACTATGATAACATAATAAAAATATTTCGTCTAATACTATTTTTTTATAACTAGGCGTCAGGCCAAAAAAAGCTAAGACCAATAGGTAAGTCGATGCCCTCCAACACATCACCATTAGCTTTAACAGCGCTAACTTTCATATCAATGTCTGGCATTATTTTATTGATATACTCACGTAAAGCTTTAACGTCTCTAGCTAACATATTATCACAAAACTCTCTAACAAGAGCTATATCTGGGTTACCATTAACAGCTATAATAGTGTTTTTTAAACGAGTTGTGATATCATATGATCCTTGAGAGTTAAGTTTTTCTAAACCTTTAATTTCTTTTTCAATTTTACCTTCATCCTCATGAGTTAGTAACTTGAAAGTAACTGTCATTTTAGAGAATGGTAATTGAAAATTAAACTCATTTTTACCTGGTGTGAATAATGATTCATCAATAACTTTAGGTTCTAGTGTTGTTAAATCAGCTGTTGCTTTTTCAGACAAACCAGTGTTTGGGTCTGTATAAATAAAATCATAGTCTTTACCATAACCTAAAATACGAGCAGCAATTAAAATAGCATTTTTATCACCATTCAATAATTGTTTATAATCAATAGGTGATACAATCATTGATTGTAATAATTTGTCAATTACAGTACCATTTTTAATGAAATTAGCGTTTGAAAGAATGTCTTCTTCTTTAGCTGTCATATACTTCATTTCAATAACTCCTTTTGACAATGGTGAATTTGGAGGGTAAATTAAACCTTTTGAAGGTAAATCAATTTGCTCAGTTGGATACTTAAGTTTTTCTTCCATAACGTTTTATTAATTTTATATATATAAATATACAAAAATAAAAAAAGCTGTCCAAATGGACAGCTCTTTATTAAGTTGTAAAATTGATTAGTAATTAAGAATACAATAATCCATAGCGATTGTCATACTGATATTAACATAAGCTTCATTAGCCCAATCATACTCACCAAAGTTAGCTTCTTTAACATAAGCGCCTTTAACAATCCACTCACCAACTACATCACCTACTGGACCTAAGATATTTAAACGTATGTCTTTCTTATAAAAGTCAGAGTAACCATCTCTACCAGTCACTGATTCGTGAGCCAAACGAGCCCATTCCATTACAGCTTGAGCACCAGATGGAACTACAGGATCATAAAGTTCTAAAGTCATGTCATTCCATCTAACTTTACCTTTAACTTTACGGTAAACATTAATATGATCTAATACAATTTCACCAGCGTTAAATGATGGGGTAGTTGCTTTCTTAATTAAGTAAGAAGGAACACCATCAATAATCATCAAAAAACGATTTTGAACTTTAGGTTCAAACGCTGTGAACATTATTTCTGTTGGATCTAATACTGCCATTTTCTATTTGTTTAATATAAATATTAATAATTATGGTTTCTGCACAACTGGCTTTTTATCTTTATCATCAAGATCTGATTGCATCTTATTTAAATAAGTCATTACCATTTTATAGTTTTGATTGCTATCAAGACTTGACAGTTGAGAACCTTTTTTCTTTTGCAACCATTTAGCTACAGCTTCTAATACTCTAGAAAAATCTTTTACATTAGTTACAGCTGAAGCAAGTTTAGTTAATGAAGAAACAACGCCACCAACCGCTTGATCGGCTGAGGCGTCGTCTTCAAATTCTTGTAATTTTTTATTTTCCATTATTTAATTATACTTTTTTAGCTTCCAAATTCTACACCAGTTGGCAAGATGTTGAAATCTAAGAGGATAAATTCAGCTGTTTTAGTTGGCTGTAAATAAATTTGTCCTACTAACTGATTTCTATCAATTACATCTGGAGTGTTATTGGTTTCGTCCATCACAACTCTAAACGCGTATAAACCTTGACGTTGTTGTACACTTTCAAGATATGGAGTAACTTGAGATAAGAATGAGTTTCTTGTTACAAGTGTATTTTGTTCAAAGATCAAATTCTCAGCTACATTACCAATATATCTCTTAAGAGCAATTAACAAACGACGAACATTGATACGATCCAAAGCACTAGCTTTTTTCTGTAATGTTTTCTGACCAAAAGCAGCTACACCAATATTAGGGAAAGTAGCAATTGGATTAACTTTACCTGCGTATAAACTATCACGATTTGATGGTGATAATTTTCTTTCAGCTTGAATAACATTACCTAAACCACCTCTATTCAAACCTGCTGGAGCGAACCACTCAGCACTTACATTATCATTGAAAGCATAAACACCTGGCATAACAGTTGAAGTTGGTACCCAAACTAATTTACCAGTTTCTTGAGATACAACTTGAACCCAAGGCCAATAAGCACCAGCGTAGCTAGTGTCTAAACCAGCAGCTTGGTTAGTTACAGAAGATATTGTACTACCATATGCTCTTAAATCTGTAATATAGAAACAATCACCTCTTTCTTCAGCTACAGTGATGAAATCACCAACAGTTGAAGAGTGTAATGATTGAATTAAACCTGGAGTGACTAGTAATTCATAATCATAGTCATCTTTATTATTTAGCAAATCAGAAGCTGTAGCGTAGTTAGCAGCTACTAAACCTTGAGTTGTTGTTCCAATATTAGTGAATAATGTATTACCAACATAAGGTATATCATTACCAGCAGCCGCACCAAATGCTCCACCTTCTGAACCACTACCATTTACTGGGATTGAAGAAGTATATTCATTCTTAGCATTTCCTGCGTTATCAAAATAATTTGGAGTTGAGCTAAGAACTTGTTTTACACGAACATACCTACTATTATTTGGATAATCACCACTTGTTCTAATATAGAAATTACCATCAGCATCTTTAATAACTTCATTTGTTTGATTACCAACAACTGCTTCTACATAGTTAGGTTGATTTGGATCTAATGATACATTAGAATATGTTTCTAAAACAATTTTAGAATTAACATTATCATTACCTTGACGAATCAATAAAGTAAAAGTACCACTTGATGTATTAGCATTTTGAATTTCCCATCTTACATTAGTATCAGATCCACTAGCTAATGAGTTATCAGATAAAATAGTACCAGAGTTGTTCATGCCAATGCCTGTTCCTAAAGTTTCTAAAACAAAAGCAGCATTATTAATACTGTCAATACCACCACCTAAAGTAGCTACTGGAGTTTCTGATCCAGTTGCTTCTCCTGGATATAATCCAGTAAATATTCTTAATCCATTATACAATGTTCCTGGATTAGAAGCTGTAATTTGAAGTGATGTACCAGATGAATTAATTGTTATTAAATTACTTAATTCTTCTTGAGCTGCTACAAATGTTATTAAAGAACCAGTCCATTGAGCTAATGTATAAGTACCACCAGCATTTGGACTCCAATAACCTTCATCTAATTGAGCATTATAAGTGTTATAATTACCCCATCCCTGAGTACTGGTAAGATATATGTAATTATGATTACTATCAACAAGTGTGAATGATGTAAATGATCCTGTTTCAGCTGAAGTGAATGAAGATATACTAAAACTAGCTGTTGCTTGTACACCTGCTACACCTGCAATACCACTACTAATTTTACTAGATGTAGCTGATGTATATGATCCACTAGTAACTCTAGTTACTAAAGCTGTTGAACCACCTTGTTGAAAATAATTTCTAAGAGCTATTGAAGTTAAAAATTCATAATTAGCTCCACCACTGATGAAAGAACCACCAAATTTATTTTTAAAGTCACTATATGAAGTAACTATAGTTGGTATATTCACCGGACCATTAACAGCTGGGCCAACAATGGCTAGACCAACAGTAACTGGGTTTTGGGTTATTTGTGATAAGTCATTCTCTCTAGTGAGAACACCTGGGGAGATTAATGTTTCTTGCGCCATGTTTTAATTAGATTTTGTCTATTGATAAATATATAAATTAATTTACAAAACAAAGAAGTCCCGACATTAACGCCGAGACTTTCTTATATATTAACTCCTAACACCTAATTATTGTTGATAATCAACTGGTGTGATTTCGCCAGTATCAATATTAATTGATCCTTGACCATATTTGTCAGTTAATTGCTTAGCTAAATTATTTTCTTTTTCAGCTAAAATTTTTTGTTCCTCTAATAGACGACTTTTTCTAATAGACAATTCACCAAGAGCCATAACTAAAGTATTATATTCAGCTCTAAGATTTTTAAGAGACGCTAATTCTTCTTCAGTTAATTTTTTAATTTCACTCATATATTATTTTTTTACAGTTTTCTTAGGAGCAGCTTTTTTTACAGCCTTTTTTACAGTACTAGCTTTTTTAACTACTTTTTTTTCAGGTGCAGTAATTGGTTCAACTACTTCTGAGGTGGATACTGCTGGATCAGCTGTTGGATTAATAGGGTCAGATGCCTTTACTTCATCATGAGATGATTTTTTTTTAAGAGAAAAAGCAACAAATGCAGCTATAGCTACAATAAGAACAATGATAATTGGTAACATAAAAATTATTTTTATTTAATATATATAAATATATGTAAAAAGTAAAAGATAACCAAAGAAATATTTAATTTATATTACATAGGTGAAGAACCTGTAGGAATCCAAGGAGCTTGTTGGATTAATACTGGAGGGTTAATTTGATTTTCAATTTGTCGAACTAAACTAGCTGTTATACTATTATAACCTTCATCTCCCATAGATGAAGTAACCCAACCATAAACAGTATCAAATGTTAATTCATTAAAAGGAATAAACACTGATTCTGTAGTGTATTGTACTGGTTGGGTACCTATAGAATTAGCGGTATATGATCCTGTTATAGCTGCTACTTGCCAATGTACTAAAAATACTACATCAGTATGGCCTGAAGATGTTGGATATGATTCTAAAGGATTAAAATTCCAATTGTAAGTAATTTCCATTTTTATTTATTTTTATTTACTATAAATATTTTAATTAAGAAGGTTCAAAAAACATAAAAAAACTATCAGGATTTACTGGTTTATACCAGACTAAAACTAATCCTCTTGCTCCAGCTCCACCATCATAAGAAGGACCTGAAGTTCCACTACAAGCTCCTCCACCTCCTCCTCCATAATTATCACCACTATTTCCATTTCCAGCTCCATTTTGTACTAAAGATCCATTTCCTCCTAAAAAAATTCCACCAGTTCCAGGTGTTGCTCCTGAAGCATCAGTTCCAGCATTTATATTACCAGCACCACCTCCACCTACACCACCTCTACCAGTACCAGCTCTTGATCCTGCACTTCCAGAACCACCACTTATAATAACACTTCCAACACATCCTAAAGTTGAACTTACACCTCCACCACCTAAAGCACCACCAGATCCTGCTCCACCACCTGCGCCTCCTGTTGCTACAACAAATGGAGTAGCTCCTGTACTATTTAATTTTACTAACGCAGATCCTCCAGTACCTGAATTAGTTGTTGTCGCTGAAGGTGCAGTTATATATAAAACATCTCCTGGGGATACTGTTTGTGCTTTTCTAGAGTAATTACCTCCAGCTCCACCACCACCAGCACCTTGTTGTAAAAAACCTGGAGAGGCAAGTCCACCAGCTCCACCCGCGCCCCAACATTCTATAGTCACTTCAGTCACTCCATCAGGAATAGTAAAAATAGAATCTGTGGATGAAGTAAAAGCAAAATAAACAACATCATCATAATATAAAGTGGCTTGTCCTCTAGCACCAGCTCCACCTTCATTTGGACTTGCGCCTGTTGATTCTCCAAATTTAATAGAAGCTCCACCTCCACCTCCACCTGGTGCTGATCCTGCTATGCCAGCTCCACCATTATCATTAGCTCCATTACCTCCTGCTCCACCACCACCAGCTCCTCCTGATCCACCTATTCCTAAAACACCGGGTAATCCATTTGCATCATTTCCAGCTGCTCCTCCACCTCCACCACCAACTCCTCTATCTGTAAATTCAGGTATTACAAGTAGAGTACTTCCACTAGCTCCATTACCTCCAGATCTTATTAAAGATCCAACACAAAAATCTGTACTTGCTATACCTCCAACTCCTATAACAGTTCCAATTGTATTTGCCGCAACACTCTCTCCTCCTATACCTCCAACTGCTACTACTCTTGAAATTCCTCCATATGAAGCAATAGTAGCATTTCCTGTGCCTCCTGAAGTAGTGGTGGCTTGTCCTACAATAATTGAAGCGGCATTAAATGGTGATACAGAAAAAAAACCTCTAACAAATGTACCTCCACTACCACCTCCAGCCGCAGCTGAATAATTAAGTGTACTATCACTTTCAGCAGATCCTCCTGCTCCTCCAGCTCCTATACAATCAACTGTAAGTGAATCTATATAAGGAGGAACATAAAAACTTGTATTTGTAGTATATATATCTTTTGGCATAACTATTATATTATATATTATTTACTTTAGCTATTAAATCCCATTTAGTATCTGTTGAATTATATATGAATCCTAAATATAAAGTTTTATTGGCTACAGTTATAGCAGGTAAAAGAACATCTCCTCCTGCTCTATATATTCCATTAAAAGTTAACGATTGTGGTGTACCATTATCTTTTATTCTTATTATAAGTCTTTCTCCATTATTAGCAGTTCCTGTAGGAGCCGCGATTGTTAAAGATGTAGCTAAAGCTGTGACATGCCAAGTTCCCGCTGATGATATAACAGGAGTTAATGTAGTAGTTGTTGTTGTAGCTGTAATCTGTGGTATATATCTGGCTTGAAATCCATTAGCGTTAAGATTAGCGCGTGATACATTAGCCACATAAAATCTATGATTATCCGCAGAGTGGTACATTAAAGTACTTGCTTCTATACCTAATCCATAAGACGCAGAGGCATTTGATCCAGTCCATAATAATAGTTGATAATCAGAAAAATTAGCAAATCCTCCAGCACTAACATTATTTTTTATGTGAAGATTTGATAATGGACTTGTAGTACCTATACCAACATTAGCACCATCCAAAGACATTACGTGCTGAGTACCTATAGTTGCAGAAGAGTCTGTTCCCTGTCTCCAAGTATAAAAATCTATTGCATTACCAGAAGCCGCTCCTGAATTATGTCTTGTTTTTATAGCATGTCTATAAGTTGCCGAGTTATTATACCCTAATGTGATTTGATTACTGCTAAAATTAGCTGCACTGTTACCAGATCTTAATTGTAGAGATATCTGACCTGCAGTATCTTGAACTCCTTTAATATCTAAATTTGCTGAAGGAGAAGTTGTTCCTATACCAACGCCTGTTGATCTCATAACAGCCGTATTTGTGCCATTGCTATAAAAATACATAGCGTCTCCATCATCATATCCTCTTATGTATGTACCATTTGCATATGTATAAGCTCCAAAAAATATAGATCCACCATCCGTTAATTGCATATCTCCTGACCCTGATACATAAAGAGATACTCCACCTCCATTTGATAATTCATTATTTATATAAGTAGCGCCTTGTACATGTAATGGATAGCTAGGAGTTAGTGTACCAATACCTACTCTATTATTAGTACCATCTAAAAACATTACTATATCAGAATTACTTCCACCAGCTACAAAAAACTGCATATTATTACCATTAGCTTGAATATAGCTAGTAGTTGAAGTATTTGTAAGTGCTAAATCTACGTATGATATATTTGATAAAACTCTAAGTCCAGAACCTCCGCCTTGCGCATCCAATGTAAAACCAGGAGATGTAGTTCCTATACCTACTCTACCATTTGTATTATCATATATAAAACCATTACTTCCTGTTATATTAGATGTACTAGTCCAATAAGCAACTTGAGTACTAGCACCAGTTCCAGTGACAGTACCTGCTGATCCACCTGTTGCTGTTAATGTGCCACTACTTAAAGATAAACCAGATCCAACTGTTATCGCAGATAAAGTTCCTCCTGAATTAGTTCCTACTATTCTATCTCCTGTTCCTGATAAAGAATTTATCGTTACATTTCTAGATCCTTGAGATATTGTAAGAGCATCTGTAGCAGTTCCTGAACTGGCATCTCTTATTTTAAATTGTCCGCTAGAATCTCCAAAATATCCAGCAAACCAAATAGCCGCATCAAATGTTCCATAATAACCAAAATCTATATAAGAATTATATCCACTGCCCCCAGCAGTTAGATCTAAAACTGCATTTGTAGAATTATTTGAATTTTGACCAATTCTGGCGTTTCCTATTACTTGTAATTTTGCAGTAGGTGATGTAGTACCTATACCAATGTCACCATCACCATTAAGAACTAATCTTGTAGCTGATGAAAAATTATCATATATTGCAAGATTACTACTTGCGTTTATACCTATACCATAGGTTATTGATGTTTGAGAACTCGCTTGGAATGTTAAAGCATTATTACTCGCGGCTCCTGTATTAATTTGTAATTTACCTGTTGATGGATTTGTAGTTCCTACACCTACATTTCCATCATATCTAATTCTTACAGCTTCAGTTAAAGCAGATGAAGTTGTTGGAGTTATATCAAACGCTAAACTTGAACCAAATTCTAATCCTGTGTCTCCACTATAATTAATTACACTTCTAACCCTAGCACTTGTTAACATACCAGCGGTGTATGTTCTATTTTTAAAGACAATACCACCACCGAAACCAGCGTAAGGAAAATTATCATGTTCAGCTGTAATAGTTAAAATATTATGAGGTAATGTTCTATCTCCTACTGGTGCTACACTAAATACTTCTAAAGATGTTGATGGACTTGTTGTACCTATACCTACTTTTCCATTAGATGGTTGTAGTGCTAAAGGTCTTGATGCGCCTCCTTGTAAAGTAAGTCCAACTGTATCTCCCCATGCCATTAAAGTTTGTACTCCTCCGGCTCCATTTGCTGTTATATTAAATGCGTTTGCATAATCATAATTAGAATTTATAGTAGCATAATAATTAGTAGCATCTGATACTGTTTGAAGTTTTATACTACTTCCATTACTTGCTATTACAAGTTTTGCCGCAGAAGGATCTGTAGTTCCTATACCTATATTACCTGTATCAGTTATTCTAATTCTTTCTGATACTGATGTTGGGGACGTGTTACTTAGTCCAGTTCCTATTGATATTCCAGCATTATTTCCTCCATTGAATTGGATATATCCCATCCAATATCCATCTACTTTTTGTTGGATTCTATTTCCTGCAGTATACCAATCTGATCCGTTTCCTATCCTAATTTGACTAATTTCTAAATTATCAACATTAGCATTAGTTGTAGTGAAAGTTTGTAATATTTTTCTATCTCCTGAAGTAGTACCTAATGATCCTCCTGATATTGTTAAACTATCATTAAAAACTCTATTTCCAGAATTACTTGATTTTATTAATCTCCAACCTGAGATATAACATCTTCTTGTTCCACTAGTATTATCATAGTTAAATAAAGCTAGAGGAGAAAAATATTTTGAAGCAGTTGGCCAGTTATTAGTATTACCCATGGTGCTACCTCCTACAGAAGTGCCAGTTCCATTCCAGTATCCAAATACTTTTGTCCAAGTAGTTCCTGGATTGTAATTACTCATTACATTGTATGTGAATGTTCCAGGATTTCCTAGTAGAACAGTAAAAGATTCATTATAATCTATGCTACCCATGTAGTGGGTATTTACTGAACCAGCTTCATTTTTAATCCAACACTCCATATAATACCAATCATTAGATCCAGTATCTATAGGGATAAATGGAAAACCTGAAGAGTATGATACATTTCCTACATTTACAGCGCCATCAACTTGTATAACATAACCACCAGGAGCTGTATTATCAGTAGCCCAAGTAAACGAGGTACTACCAAAATAATCTTGTAACTGAGCTTGAGTCCATGTTGGGTCAATTTCAAAAACAGTATCTCCTGAGCTATAATGTCCTATAGGATACTTTCTTGTAGCATCTACTCTTGTATTTCTTGAATTAATTCCTCCTGCTACATCTAGCAAAGCGTTAGGAGATGTAATTCCTATACCAACATTACCACTTGTATTTATTGTAACATGAGTTCCATTATTAGCTCCTAAATATAAAGCATTTCCTGCTGTAGCAAATACTCTAGCGTATCCTGTATCCCAAGTTAATCCACCATATGCTGTTGAATAAGGTCCCCAATATGAAACACCTCCACTGTCTGTCCATAAAGCATTACTAGCAAAAGTTCCATTAACTTGTAGTTTAGTAGCTGGTGTTGAGGTACCTATACCTACACTACCACTAATAAAATAAGAATCTCCATTAGAACTAATTCTTGTAGTTAATGAAGCAACATTGTAAAGGTCTAATGTTCCTCCGTTACTTGAGTTTTCATATAATAATGCTGGGTAGTTAGCTGTTGAAGTAGCTCTTAATAGTAAACCACCAAGATTATTTGCTGTTGATGATTTAATTTCAAGTTTAGCATCAGGAGAAGTAGTACCTATACCTACATTACCACTATCTAAAAAAGTTGCTATTGCGGCTGAACCATTATTTGCTATATTAAATGTAGATAGTGGAAATGTAGTTCCATCTCCATTAACTAATCTCCAAGTATATCCTCCATTTCTATCGAATAATATAGTAGGAGCTGCTGAACGAACATTAATACTTCCTGAGATATCTAATCTTTGTGATGGAGAAGTAGTTCCTATACCTACATTGCCAGCGCTAGTGATACGCACTCTTTCAATTCCAACTCCTGCATTTGCACTGGGTTGGGTATAAAATCTTATTGATCCTGGACTTCCTCCTGCATTATAAGAATCTTGAACTAAATCTATTCTTGAATCAGAATATATGTTTACTAATTTAAGATTAGTAAGTATATCACCTGAAGTGACATAGTCATGATAAATGGCTCCTTGTCCATATCCGCCAGGACTATTAAATGATATTCCTTCATTAGTATGAGAAGCGTTAGATAAGCCTATTTCTAATTTAGTTGAAGGAGTTGTAGTGCTTATACCTAATCTAGCATTAGTATTATCCCAATATAAATTCGCTGATGATGTTAAAGAAGTAGGACCTGAAAAATAAGCTACTTGAGTTGATGAACCACTAGCGTATCCTAAACCACTAGTTCCAGCTGTACCATTACCACCAGATGTTCCTGATACACCTGTTGTACCTGAAGTACCGCTAGTTCCACTCACCCCACTTGTACCTGAAGAACCAGATGTTCCTGATGTACCAGATGTGCCTGAGCTTCCTGATGAACCTGAGCTTCCTGATGATCCAGAGCTTCCACTTGATCCAGATGATCCAGATGATCCTCTTGTACCACTAGTACCACTAGTGCCAGATGTGCCACTAGTACCATTTGTACCTGATGTTCCAGATGTTCCTGATGTTCCTGATGTGCCAGATAATCCACTTGAACCAGATGATCCAGATGATCCAGATGATCCTGAAGTACCATTTGTACCAGATGTTCCTGATGTTCCACTTGAGCCAGAACTACCTGAGGATCCAGATGAACCAGAACTACCAGAAGAACCTCTTGTACCTGAAGTTCCACTTGTACCACTTGTTCCTGAAGTACCACTAACACCACTTGAACCTGAACTTCCACCAGTACCAGATGTTCCTGAGGTACCTGATGTACCACTTAATCCGCTTGAACCACTAGATCCACTTGATCCACTTGAACCTGATGAGCCTGAGCTGCCACTTGAGCCAGAAGATCCTCTTGTTCCACTTGTTCCTGAAGTACCTGATGTTCCTGAAGTTCCACTAACACCGCTTGAGCCAGATGTTCCTGATGTTCCTGAAGTACCAGACACACCAGAAGTTCCAGATGTACCACTAGTTCCACTAGCACCTGATGAACCACTTGAACCTGAGCTTCCTGATGAACCTGAAGTTCCAGATGTTCCAGATGAACCACTTGAGCCACTTGAACCTGAGCTACCAGAAGATCCTCTTGTACCTGATGTTCCAGATGTTCCTGAAACTCCTGATGTACCACTAGTTCCACTTACTCCACTTGTACCTGATGTACCATTAGTACCTGATGTACCAGATGTACCTGAAGTGCCACTTAAACCAGAAGAACCACTTGATCCTGATGATCCACTTGAACCACTTGAGCCAGATGATCCCCGAGTACCACTTGTGCCACTAGTTCCTGATGTACCACTTAAACCTGATGATCCACTTGAGCCACTAGTACCTGTTGTACCTGATGTACCAGATGTTCCACTTGTACCAGATGTTCCTGAAGTGCCTGATATACCTGATGAGCCAGAGCTGCCTGATGATCCAGAACTACCTGAACTACCTTTAGTACCACTTGTGCCAGATGTTCCTGAAGTGCCTGATATACCTGAGGTACCACTTGTACCACTTAAACCACTAGAACCACTTGATCCAGATGAACCACTTGTACCACTTGTACCAGATGTGCCACTTGTGCCTGAAGTTCCACTTAAACCTGATGAGCCTGAGCTACCTGAGGATCCAGATGAGCCACTTGATCCTGAAGAACCTCTTGTACCTGATGTACCACTTGTGCCTGATGTACCACTTGTTCCTGATATTCCACTTGTACCTGATGTACCACTTAATCCACTTGAACCACTTGAGCCTGAGCTACCACTTGTTCCACTAGTACCATTAGTACCAGATGTACCACTAGTACCACTTAAACCTGATGAGCCTGAGCTACCACTAGAGCCTGAGCTGCCTGAAGTACCCCGAGTACCACTTGTTCCAGATGTGCCTGATGTACCACTTGTTCCACTTGTACCACTTAATCCTGATGAACCAGAACTGCCTGATGAACCTGAAGTTCCAGATGTACCAGTTGTTCCAGATGTTCCGCTTGTACCACTAACTCCACTTGAACCACTTGATCCTGATGAGCCTGAGCTGCCACTTGAGCCAGAAGATCCTCTTGTTCCTGATGTTCCGCTTGTACCTGAAGTACCACTAATCCCATTTGTACCAGATGTTCCTGAAGTACCTGAAGTACCAGATGTACCTGATGATCCAGATGTACCACTAGTACCTGAAGTACCACTTAAACCAGAAGAACCACTTGATCCTGATGATCCACTTGAACCAGATGATCCCCGAGTACCACTTGTGCCTGATGTACCGCTTGTACCACTAATACCTGATGATCCAGATGATCCACTTGACCCACTGGTACCTGATGTACCATTTGTTCCTGATGTGCCAGATGTACCTGAAGTACCACTCACTCCACTAGATCCACTACTTCCACTTGAGCCTGAACTACCTGATGATCCACGTGTACCTGATGTGCCGCTTGTGCCTGATGTGCCACTTAAACCTGATGAGCCTGAACTACCATTTGAGCCGGATGTGCCAGCTGTACCTGATGTTCCTGTTGTACCAGATGTTCCTGATGTTCCACTCACACCTGATGATCCACTTGAACCAGAACTTCCACTTGAACCTGAGGAACCTCTAGTTCCACTAGTACCAGAAGTTCCACTAGTTCCTGATGTACCGCTTACGCCTGAAGAACCACTTGATCCACTTGATCCAGATGTTCCTGATGTTCCATTTGTTCCGGATGTACCACTTAAACCTGATGAACCAGATGAGCCACTTGAGCCAGATGATCCAGATGAACCACTTGAGCCTGAGGAGCCTCTTGTACCGCTTGTACCTGATGTACCGCTTGTACCACTAACACCTGAAGTTCCACTTGTACCAGTAGTTCCACTTGTACCACTTGTACCTGATGTTCCACTCACACCATTAGTACCACTAGTTCCACTTACACCACTTGATCCTGAAGATCCAGAAGATCCGGATGTACCAGAAGTCCCATTTGTACCAGAAGTACCTGATGTGCCACTAACACCTGATGATCCAGAACTACCTGAAGAACCATTTGTTCCACTAGTGCCACTAGTTCCTGATGTTCCAGAAGTACCACTAATGCCACTTGAGCCACTTGATCCACTTGATCCTGAACTACCGCTTGAGCCACTACTTCCTGATGATCCTTTAGTACCTGAAGTACCTGATGTTCCGCTTATTCCTGAAGTACCTGTTGTACCACTTGTTCCAGATGTTCCACTTATTCCATTTGTTCCAGAAGTACCTGATGTACCTGAAGTTCCAGAAGTGCCACTTGTGCCACTAGCCCCACTTGAACCACTAGATCCAGAACTACCACTAGTTCCATTAGTGCCACTTGTTCCAGAAGTACCTGAAGTTCCATTTATACCTGATGATCCTGAACTACCAGATGAACCTGATGTTCCTGTTGTACCAGAGGTTCCTGATGTTCCGCTTATACCACTTGTACCTGATGAGCCAGAGCTACCTGATGAACCAGATGAGCCACTAGAGCCAGATGAACCTCTTGTACCTGATGTACCAGAAGTTCCACTTGTACCTGATGTTCCACTTAATCCGCTTGAACCACTTGATCCTGAAGTACCACTAGTACCTGATGTTCCATTAGTTCCAGAAGTACCACTAATACCACTTGAACCACTTGATCCACTAGAACCAGATGATCCACTAGTGCCTGAAGTACCAGATGTACCACTAGTGCCACTTATACCTGATGAGCCAGAACTGCCTGATGAGCCACTAGTTCCTGATGTACCATTTGTTCCTGATGTACCACTAGCTCCACTTGATCCAGATGATCCACTTGAACCAGAGCTTCCTGATGTGCCTGAAGTACCATTAGTGCCTGATGTTCCATTTACTCCTGAAGAGCCGGAGCTGCCGCTTGAACCACTAGTACCAGATGTACCAGAGGTTCCACTATTTCCTGAAGTACCAGACGTACCACTAACACCAGAGCTACCACTTGAGCCTGATGAGCCAGAAGTACCTGATGTACCTGATATTCCATTTGTTCCACTTGTGCCGCTAGCACCACTTGATCCACTAGAACCAGATGTTCCTGAAGTTCCAGATGTACCACTTAAGCCTGAGGTACCATTTGTACCACTAGAGCCACTTGTTCCTGATGTACCTGATGAGCCGCTTGATCCAGATATACCTGAAGTACCTGATGTTCCATTAGTGCCTGAAGTACCAGTTGTTCCATTAACACCAGAACTACCGCTTGATCCACTAGAACCAGATGTACCAGTTGATCCTGAAGTACCAGTTGTTCCACTAACACCGCTTGTACCTGATGAGCCACTTGAACCTGATGAACCTGATGTGCCACTTGTTCCATTAGTACCTGATGTGCCATTTACTCCACTTGTGCCTGAAGTTCCACTTGTACCTGATTCACCTGATGTACCAGAAGTGCCAGTTGTTCCAGACACACCACTAGTTCCACTAGTTCCACTAGTTCCAGCTATACCTGACTCACCACTTGTACCTGAGCTACCTGATAATCCAGAAGTTCCTGATGTACCAGAAGATCCTGATTCACCACTTGTGCCTGATGAGCCAGATGAGCCACTTGAGCCTGAAGTACCTGATATTCCTGATGTACCAGTGGTACCTGATGTACCGCTAGTACCTGATGTACCTATAAAACCACTTGTTCCAGATCCACCACTTGTGCCTGATGATCCATTAGCTCCACTAGTTCCACTAGATCCATCAGCTCCAGATGTTCCTGCTGATCCAGTCCCGCCACTAGCGGACCCAGATATTGCTATGCCTCCATTTTCATAATTAACAGTAATATTTGGACCAGCTAATATAGAAACATACGATGATGTTGTGGCTAAGGATGCTGTTCCTTGAATATTATTAGCTGTTATATTATCAAACGTAACATTCTGCTCTTGTGTAGCTATTCTTTTAAAGGTACCCATTTATTTCGTAGATAATTAGTCGATAATAAATAGGTGAAATATATAAAATAAAAAAAATCTGTATATACTTTTGTTATATATTTCTTTTATTTTTGTCAAAAAACGCAAATGAGTGGATTCTTTCTAATCGTTTTTTAGTTATAATTTCATTATAATCTAAAATACCGTTTTTATATATTTTAAGATGAAATTCTTTTTTTGTAGTTTTGTGGTAAGCAAAATAATCTGTTAAAATAGTATGTTCTTCATCATGATCATCAATAACCATTTTATAATGAGCATCTTCTCTTGAACAAATAAAAATATAACTTATGTCTTTAACATCTTGTATTAATTCAAGAGGTACAATATGATAATCTGTTTTTTTATTAAATGTTTTATTAATGTCAATATTAGATTCTTTAAATAAAGAGACAGGTCCAAATGTATCTAAATTATTATTACTAAGTAATAAATTATTAATATTATCTTTAAAATTATATTTTAAAAGTTGTTCAAAACAAAGTAAACCATCATCTGATGAAAACTTAGAAACATGATCTTGTTTATTACTACAGACATGAAAATTATCTAAAAAGAAAGATAAATCTGTATAAAAGTATATACCACTAAAAGAGTCATCAAATTTTTCACTAATGTCATCAAAATAAGCTTTTTTATTTAATAGTTCACAAGATTTTTCTATTGTTGAAAAAATATCAAGTTCATTATCTGTTATAAAACAATCACCAACTAAAAAATGACAATGAGTATAATTTAAACTTTTTAATGTTAAAAAATTATTTTTTAATTGTCTTGAAACAGAATAACCAACATCATTCCAATTTAAAGATATAGAAAAAAATTGAAAATCAGGTGTGAAATAACTCACTCTACTTGTGATATTAATGTTATCATTATCTAATAAATCTACTAAACTAATCAATTCATTTTTATCACTAAAAATAGAAAAATTAGTTTCATTAGATATTCTTTTATCAATAGGACATAATGAAGTATAAATAATATCTTGCCCTGTTTTTTTTAATTGTTTAATACAGTCTACTACCATATCAACTTTTTCTTCAGTATCAGCCCAATAATTAACTACAAAACAAGATTTCATAAATAATATCTCATTGTTATTGATTCTTGCTTTAACCCACAGCGTTCATAAAACGCTACTCGCTCTGGAAAGCATGATAAATTGATTTTATAACATCCACAATTTTTGGCTATTTCTATTAGATGTTCTATTAATTTAGCTCCAATACCATGTCCTCTATATTTTTCTCTCACAGCTACATCTTCAATAAACGCGGCCACACCACCATTTCTAATTATTTTATGTTGAAAATGTAATGTAGCTGTACCTATAATTTCATTATTATTTTCAGCTACAGCCATATAATTACCATTTGTTAGATATATATCTATAGTTTCATCTGTTATTTCATCTATTTTCCAAACTTCTTGATAGGTTTCTAATAGACCTTTATTAACATCTTCTTTTTGAAATTCTCTAATTATCATACAAATAAATTATAACCTTCAATTACTTTTTCAGCCACATATTTTATATCATCATTTGTTAAATTCATATGTAAAGGTAATGATATTAATTCTTCAGAAATAGTATGTGATATTGGGCATGTACCATGAGCGTAACTATATATCTCATAATGTGTATTATCTCTATAATGCACTCCTGGATATATTCCTTGTGTGTTTAGGTACTCCATAATTTTATTTCTATTTGGTACTATTATTTGATATAAATGTCTTGATGCTACAATTGTTTCTTTAGACATTTTTACAGAATTAATAGGAGTGTTTTTAAAATATGAGTCATATAGTTTACATATTTCACGTCTTCTATCATTATCCTCTTCTAAATGTTTTAGTCCAACAAGAGCCATTGAAGCTACAATAGAATTACCATGATATTTAAAACCAGCGTCTATAACATCATATTCCCATTTATATGAACCTTTATCATTTGTTCTTTGATAAGTATCTTTATCAATACCTAACCAAGATAATTTACGAGATAAAATATCATAATCTTCATTTTTAAAACAAATCATACCTGAATCAGCTGTTGGTAGATTTTTTACAGCTTGAAAACTAAAAACAGTGACATCAGCATCTAAACCAATATGCTTATCATTTAATGTCTTTGTACCAGCCATATGAGCGGCATCTAATATAAGTTTTAATTTATATTTTTTACAAAGATTTAATATACTAGAGTATTGACCAACATTTCCTCCCATCCCAACAAACATTACAGCTTTAGTTTTTTTAGTTATTTTGTTTTCAACAGATTTGGGATCTAAACACAAGTATTCATCTACATCAGCAAAAACTGGTTTAAGATTTTCATATAATATAGCATGATTAGTAGAAACAAAAGTTAAAGGTGTTGTTATAATTTCATCTCCATCTTGCCATTTATTAGTGTCTTTTAATATTTTAACAGCTAAATGTAATCCTGAAGTGCTAGAATTTAAAAAGTGAGCATGAGGATATCCAGTATATGATTTCCATTCTTTTTCTATGTCTATAGTTTTAAATCCTAAACCAGTCCATCCTTTATCTAAACATTCAGACATGTGTTCAAAAATTTCTTTCTTTCTAAATTTAGGAATAAATAATTGTATATTTCTCATATTAAATTTTTTATTTGTTCTATAACATTTTCTACTTTTATACTTTTATGACATTCAAATTGTCGATCAGTATTTTTTAATTTTGGACACCAATTCCAATCACCAGCGTCAAATCTAATTTCAGAACTATTCCAACATCCATTACAAACACTTTTATTTAAAATTCTAATTGTGTTAGAACTAAATTCATGATCTTCATTAGTGAAATTAGAGATCATTACTGTTTTTTTATTTAAAGCCCAATTCAACCATGATAGACCACTTGATAAACCTATAAACAAATCAGCATGATAAAGAATGTTCATAGTATTGTCTATAGATGTATCTTGTGGATTTATAATATTTTTAAGATCACTAGTTTCTTTAGATACTTCTATAACTTTATATCCTTTATCAACTAGGTAATCTACTAGATCTTGCCAATAATACCAATGTTTACATTGAGCTGTTGATACTGTTGATATAGCTACATACTTTTCATATGGTTTTTCTTTTGGAGTAAAATTTAATTTAGGTAAAATTTCTTTGTATTCCAAACCTAATATGTTAGTAGATGATTTTTGCAAAGGTATTGTGTTAGGTAATTCTGGTTCTTTATATTCATCATAAAACCAACCTATATCATATTTAGCTAAAAGATTATGAGCAACTTCTCCTGGTTTAATAAATTCTAATTCTGGATATAATGGTTGGAATAGATCATTCCAAAATGTTGAGGTTACAACTTTACATTTATGTTTTTTTCTAAATTCTTCTATGTAAGGAAACCAAGCTAAAGTATCACCTAATGATTTAGATTCTAATCCAATTAAGACTCTCTGGTTTTCTAAATTTAGAACATAATTGTAAATAAGACTATTACCATCATATATTTTACAAGTCCATTTTGTGTAATATTTTTTATTTAGTTTAACCCACATATTACATTTAATATTGTCCTCATAACATATGTCTCCTTTATCATCTAAAAATTGAACTTTATAATTTTTATTAGTATTTCCAATTATTTCTAAGAAAGGACCATCAACAAAATGAATATTAAATTTAAGATTATCTATAGGTTCAGTGTAATTAATTTTTACATCTTTATAAACATCATTAAAAGCTTGTTTAGATTCATCACTATTAAAATTTTTAGTGATATTTTTCACAGAAGCATATATTTTAAATAAGCGATTACATATATTATTCCAACTATACTCTTGTCTAGTTTTTTCTAAACTTAAAATTATATTATCATAGTTATTAGATAATTCAATTAGTCCTTCAACTAAAGAATCTACATCTCTTTGAACTTTAATTAAACCATTTATATTTTTAGTTCCATTATAAGTTCCAACAACAGGCAATCCACTTGATAAAGCTTCTAATAAAGTTAAATTTGGATGCCCAGCTTCTAACATTGATGGATGTAAAAATATAGTATGATCTCTATATAACTCTAATATGTCATCTTCATTTGGAGAATCACATTTTAAAGTTAATTTTTCATACTTAGTATGTTCTGGGTAGTGTTTAAAAAATTCTAAATTGTCTGTTGGACCAGCTATGGTGATAGGTAAATCTAAACTTTTAGCTGCTTCTATAGCTAATAAAAATCCTTTTCTATCAATAGAAGAGTCACCAGCCATTCCATTGTTAGCTAAACATAATAATTTATGTTCTTTTTTTTCTCTACTGTCTGGTTTAAAAAAATCAGTATCTACTCCATGTGATAAATAAAATAATTTATCTGTCTCATCAAAAAAATCAACTAAAAACTCAGCGTGGGTTATTGATATAACTGAATGTTTTATAGCTTCTAGATTAATATTATAGTTATAAGATCCTTTACCATAATGAAAAACATGATGATCATGTAATGAAAAAATATATGGTATTCCTTTATCACGAAGTTCTAAAGCTTGATTAGCTACATGAACATGAATTAATCCATCTTCCTTAGTAACATTATTAATATATTTTATATCAACATTATTACCTAATTTTTCTAAATTAAGTTTATAATTCCATATTATCTTTTCAATAGCTCCCCATCCATTAGGAGGTATTGGAATTAGACCTGGTGATACTTGTGTTACTTTTATTTGTTCCATTTTTTAAAAAACTTAATTTTATCTTCTTGAAATTTATCTTGATTTATTTCTTTACCTACTGTTGTAGATCCAAAATGAAATACTATTGAATCTCTAACTAAGGCATGTTTTATACCTAATGACTTTATTTTCTCAGTATAATCATTATCAGCAAAATAAAAATTAAACTGTTCATCCCAAGGATAAACAGAATCCCATACTCTTTTTTTCATCACATAACACCACCCAGTCATAAACTCAGTTACTTTATAACTCTCATGATAATCTTCATTTGTACCAACAAAATGAAAATCAAAATATTTAGCAAAAAAGGCTGGACACTTTGGTGAGAATGATTCTATGTCTGGTCTTTTATTATGTACTTCTACTATTTTATTAAACCATCCTCTTTCAAATCTTAAATCATTATTAATTATTAATACCCAATCATTTGTAATATAAGAATTAGCTTTATTAATTAATTTACAACAATTATATGGATCTTCTTCTTTAAAGTATTTATAAATCCATGGTGAGTAATCATATGTTGAATTTGGATCAGTTTCATAGAGAAATACTTTAAAATTATACTCTTTTTCTGAGTCGTGAAGAGTCATTAAAGCTATTTTTGTCATATTATAAACATCAATATTTGATGTTTTAGTATGTATTATAACATCTATATCTGTCATAAACTAAAAGTTCCTCTTTTTTTAAATAAATGTAAATTTTCTTTTGTTAGTGTAAATGCCTTTGTGTAACTATATAAATCATCTTCATAAACATCTATTTCAAAAATATCTCCATTTACTTCATGAGTGCTATGAGCGTAACATCCTCTACAAAAGAATGATTCATTTACAACTTCTCCATTTATTTTAGTTACTGTTTTATAGGTATTTTGATTATAAGTAGTGTTAAATCTAAATATAACAATTTTATCATCATCATGATATAAAGCTTCACAAATAAAAGCTCCATATCTAAAAATATTTATTTGACTTGAATCAAAATATGTTGAGCTATGTTCATCAATTATCAAATAATCATTTTCATTATTTTTAAACTTAACATAGAAATCATATTCAAGCATATGACTCATGCTGTTTAATGTCCAAGACATTAAATTAGTAGGTGGTTTCCAAACAGATAAAAAATAAATAGGTCTACCACCAAAAATAAGAGTCTCATAAACTTGAGAGTTAAACACATGCTCTCTAAAATCTTTAGGTTTAAAGAAAATTAAATCTTTATTTTCATTAAACATTTGCTTTTGTAAATTATCAAATTTAATTAAATCATCATCTGAGAATATACAATCAGATTCCATAAAATAAAAAAAGTCATAATTTAACCCTTTAGCAAAGTTAATTGATTTCATCATACTTCTTGTTATTGGTAAAGTATGACCAGGAAAATTTATAACAGCATGAAATCCATCTATATTATAATTGTATGATGGAAATAATTCTTCAGGAAGTAATGTATTATCCTCATCAAATAAATAATAATTAGATTTTTTATAAACTTCAGAAGGTATAGGATAATGAGACATTAATAAAATATCATAGTCTATTTTTTTTAAATTATCTAAACACTCTGATAATACATTTAATTGTTTATCAGTGTTAGGATAACTATGGACTATAATAAGTTTTTTTATATCCTTTTCCATATTATATCTGATTGTATTTGTTCAGGAGTATAGGCATAATCAAATCTATAACATTCTTCAAATCCTAAAGGTGTTAGAAGATCAACTATATCTTTATAAAGTTTTTGATTTTTCCAAAATTTATAATGTTCAACCTCAACATGCATCATTTTTATTTTTCTAATTGAATCACCAAAACTTTTTAATGCTTCATAAGAATAACCTTCAACATCTATTTTCACTAAATCATATTCATCTTCACCTATCATATCACACAAATCTTTACCTGTTATAGTATTCACATCAATCCAATTTTCATAACCATTATGATGTGTTCTATCCAATAATGAACTCATACCTAATACACCTAAATTAGATGTAAATATAGCGTTAAATTTAGAAACACCATTTTCTAATGATATAGCGTATTCATATATTTTATAGTTTGGATATTTCTCTTTTATATGGTCAATACAGTGAGGATGAGGTTCAACTATAAAAACTTTATCATCAGGTATATTAAAATGATGTTTTAATAGGTCAGCGTCATCTCCATCTCTAGAACCTATTTCTAAAATATTTTTTGGAGGAGAAGTAAAATGTTTATTATATTGCTCTATAAATGGGTTCATTTTCTAAATGTTTTTATTGATTTATCTATTAAAGAATATCCGTCAACTTGTGTTGTGAGTCTTGGTCTAACTATACCCATTTTTTTATTTGAAAAAATATCATTAAAGTATAAATCAGCGGCGTCCCAAGGATGTGTTTTTAATTTATTTAGTAAATATTCTCTAATATGTTTAGGGAACATTATACATTGAATACCTATAATTTTATTTGTTATAAAAATCCAAGCGCACTCTGGTATTTCTTCTACAACATGAGATATATGCCATCCTTCTTCTAAAGTATGAGTATCACCAAATGAGAAATAATCAATACCATATTTGTTAATTATTTCACATGCTTTATAAACATGATCTATAAATGTTGTTGGTAAAACTTCTAATAGGCAATCACCTTCACATACAATTAAAAAATCTAAATCTTCTGTGAATTCATTTAAAATACCATTTTTAAAAGATTCAAAACAACCATAATGTGGAGGTGTAAGAGCTTGTCCTTGTAAAGGATGTCCTTCTTCAAATTTAGTCATTGATACACAATCTGGTCTAGAACAATTATCAGATGGAGGTAATCCTTTATAAGGTTCATTTTGAATTAATTTGTACTCTAATATACCATTTAGTTTAGATAAATTTTCTCTACTAATTTGCTCTCTCTCATCATTATTTGTTGTTTGCAGATGAATCAATTTAATTTTAGGTTTTTTAGTTAATCTAAAAATACCATTATTATTATACTCATGAATATTATCTTGATTCACATGGAATGTTTGAGACTTGTAAATTTCTCCATTATCAATTCTATCAATTATTATTTTTAAAGGATTACCATTAAAATATATTTCTTTACATATTTCTCTACCCTCAGATATTTTTTGAGATATATTAGTTATTTCATTTTCATTTTCATATACTCTTAAATTAATAATTCTATCATCAATATTATAAGTGAAAAAATAAAACATTAATTCATTTAGCCTATTTTCAACAGGTAAAATAGACATATACTCTGAAGTTGATGATTTTCCTAAACCAGAATTAGGTAAAGGTGTTGATCCTGGATCTATCCATAATCCAACTTCATCTTTAAGAATAGCCATAAAATAATGTTCTAAGAAATTATGACATCCTCTTTTATCACAATCTTGAATAAATTCATCTGGATTGGTTATATATGGGAATGTTTTTAAGAAGTAATCTACTTTGAATCCCATAGCTGTAGTTTCAATACCTAATCCTACATCAGTATGTATTCTTGTTAAATAAGCGTGCCAATCAATTTCATCTAATTTACTAAAGATATTATCAACAGTATTTAAATCAGACTCATGCAGCACAACATCATAAACAGCAAATAATACTTTTTTAAATCCTAATTGTTGAGCTAATTTAAAACCATTAAGTAAATTTATGTAAGCAGCAAATGATTGATTTGTTTTGGCTAAAGCACTTATATTTACTTCAACATTATAATTGTCTGTATAATTAAAGAAACGATTATAAAATGAATGATGAATCATTACATTATTAGCATCATAAAAATAATAATCAACTAATTGTTGTAATTCAGTTGTGACAGGATAATGAGATACTAATATTATTTGTCTGCCTGTTTTTTTAAATGATTCTATGCATTCTTTAGTTAGTTGTTTTCTAATACTAGTATCTGGGTATGTTGATATTATAATTACTTCATCTTTACCTTTATCCTGAATTTTTTCTGGTTTTAGGAATTTAATTAATAATTGAGTATCTTTATCTAGATCACCTGTTAAAAAATCTATATTTGGGTTATTATCATATTTACCACAATATACATCCAAATTAAACATCATCATTGGAATATTATATTCCAAAACTTCTTTAATAGCTATTGGATTTAATTCTTTGTTATATTTGTCTCCCTTAGAGGCAAAAAATGATAAGTCAGCTGCTTGTATAAAATCTTCTACATCATTTCTCTCACCCCAAACTATACAATTACTTGGTTTATTTTTTAATAAAGGTTCCCAATAAAATTTAAAATTATCAGCTTGATTACCTATAAAATGAAATTTTATTTTATAATCTTTAAGTTTTTCAGCTATTTCAAATAAGTATTTTTGGTTTTTCCTAGGTGTGAATAATCCAACATTAATAATATGTTTCCAATCATCTTCAAAACCTAATTTTTTTCTATTTTCTTCTCTATTAGGTATTTTTTGATCTACAGGATATTCAACAATTTCATAAGGTATATCAAAATTAATATATTTGAAAGCATTATAAGCACTCACAAATAAAAATTTGTCAGGCATAAATCTTTTTATAGTTGTAGAAAAACTAGAATCATGTGTTGTCTCTATTATTTTATATTTTCTATTTTTAGAATATATTTTTTCCAAAATAGATGAGTCAATAAATGTTTCTGGTAATTCTTTAAAATGAAGAAAGTCTGGTTTATGTTCTTCTATTAGTTTAAGTAGATGATGTTTGTCTTGATCTAAGGTAATTAATTTGTCACCTAGTAAGTTTTGGATTCTATCTCGTTGAACAGTAAGTTTACCACCAGTTATATTATCCCATTCTAAACAATATACATCATGATCTTTATATGTTGCTTCTATTTGCTTATAAAGATATTGAGGCATTCCACCTGTAGATAAGTGAGAAGCTATAAACATTATTTTCATAACCAATTTTAATTATTTCATATATAAATATAACTAAAATATTTGAAAAAACAAAATTATTTTATTAGTAGCCATTACTATCTAACCAATCTTGTAATGGTTGTCTATCTCCATTATATAACTCTCTTCTAAGATCATGTTCTATATGTTGTTCAGGAGTTGGTACTTCTCCATTTGTTAATAGTTCACTATGTCTTTGTCCTTTAATAAATTGAATTATATTTTCAAAACATCTAACATAGTAAAGAAAATTCATATATTCAAAAGTAACAATTTTAGTAGATTCTTCTCCTGTTAATTCTGTACTAACATAAATAAATCCTGATGTATCGTAACTCATATTATATTATTTTAAATTGTGATAGGATAACCTATTGATACAGGTCTTGGTTGTTTTATATCTCCAAATGATAAATATCCTTGCCATTCATTTTCAGGGCCACCAGCATCAATTGAAACTACAGTAGTAAAGTTATTTGGTCCCCAAGCATTGACATTATATCTAGCTTGGAAACCACCTGTTGTACTTGGAAAGACTAATAAGCTATTATATTCTATTGCGACATCTATTTCTGATGTTAATGTGGCATCCTCATCTAATACTGCCATTGTTTGTCTTGATGCTGTACCTGTTGCAGTACCAAAGCCCATACTATCTTGTGTTGATGCTGTACCTGCTGCGCTTTGTGTTTTTCTTGCTCCCATTATACAAATACCTCTTAAATAAAATGGAAGTCCTGTAACAGCAGCCGTACGACCAGAATCTTGTCTTATAGTATAAGAACCTGCTTGCCATCCTCCACCTTTTATTGCCATATAAATGCTTCTTCTATTTGTAGTAGCTCTGTTAGTCCAGTTTAATGTAAATTGGTCTGTACCAAAAGATTGTAATATTGCTCTAGCATCAGGATTACCTCCTGCTACTACAATCATTGCTAAACAATCTCCTGCTCTAGCATATCCGTCTGTATCCATTGTAGCTGATGCATCATCTGAATTACCTAACACAACAATATTATTTGCTGTTGCTGTTCCTGTTGTAAATCCAACAAATAGTCCTGAGTCATTGGCCTGTCCTGTACCTACTGCTGCTGTTGATTGTACTCCAGCTAACATTACTACTTGATCATTTACTATATTAGTGGATGTAAATCCTGTAGCAGTATAGTTTTGGTTACCAGTAGCTGCAGGTTCTGCTATATCTCCTATTGTTACATATGCAATATCATCACCACCCCAAACTTCATAAAATATTGTTAAGTTAGCAGGTGTAGCACTATCCCTCCTTT